TTTCTTTGATGCCATCATTATTGCAGACGAAACTTTCGACCAGTTCATGCAGTGCAACAAGAAATGCGTTGTTATCACGCATACCATAATCTGCCACTGTAATACTCACTAAATCTCCTACAATCTCCCAATCTCCTGTTGTAACATACCGCATCAATGATGGGTCAACAGACTTTGCTTCAAATCTCATTTCTTCGTCTTCTTATCAGTATCTTCTTCGTCAAATGCCTTAAAAAAGGTCATCCCACCATAACGCCGCTGCAATACAGAATCCACCTCCAATGAGAGCAGAAACAGACAGAATAGTGATAACCCAATAATCATGTGTCATGGCTAATTGAAATAATTCAATTAAAGACTATTTATTTTTAAAACCGAATCAATCGTTTTTATCAACTTTTCTTTTTTCGAGTCTGCGCTGCCTTTTTGGCGATTGCTTTGCGCTTTACACTATAGGCAATAGCAACAGCCTGTTTGACTGGTTTTCCAGAACGAACTTCAGTTGCGACATTACGATCAAAGCAGTTTTGTGAGGCACATTTGCGGAGTGGCATATTATTTTGTATGTTGTTTAGATTTAATTTTTTGTGTTTTCAAAAACCTACTAACAGTGAATTTTTGAGTTTTTCGGAGATAGTAGGTTAATTATAAAAAATATTAATGTTTATTGTATTTTAAATTAAAATCTTGGGAATTCTTTACCAGACGCAAAACCAAATCCCATTTTTGTTTTTGGTTCTTCTTTTTTATCTTCTTCTTCCTCCTCAAGTCCAAAATCAATAGCGCGAGCTTGGATGCCTATATTACGAAGGAATCTTTTTGTTGTAGGCCAAGTTTGTTGATTAATTGGACGAATCATATTTTTTGCAATCTCTGGATCAGTCAAAGCCCTTGCAAGTAAATCAGCGTAAATTTTTCCAACATCATCTTTAGCTTTGTTATTTAGTTTTCTAATAAGATCAATAGACTTCCAAGCAACATATCCCTTCACATTAGCAAATCCAATTGCGCCAATAGACATAAGAGTATCTGCAACCTCTCCTTTTGCGGCATCTTTCTTCAAGATTTCATTTGGAGAAAGTTTTGTTTTGCGAGCCATTGCATCAAGAATTCTTCGTGATTCATCAAGTGCTGCCATTTCCCTCGAATCCTTGCCAAAAACAAGTTCAAGAGTTTTTCTTTGTGCAGAATCTTCTTTAAGCAAATCACTCACTTTACCCAAATCGGCTTGCAATGTATCAACAAGCAAAACAGGATCGGGTAATCCTTCAGTTGTTGTGGCAAGAGCCGTTGACCTTACTTGCCCATTAAGCCATTTCCTTGTAGCATTAAGAACCCCTTGAGTTGCCTTTCCACTTGTATCTTCAGCAGCAGCATCAAGTATTGCTTTCATTTGGGATTGGGAATTTTCAGCATCTGCCATAATATTCCCAACAACCTCGCTTGCATCTCCTTTAATAAATCTATTTGCTGGATTCAATGAAGTATTTTCAAATTCTTGGAACTCATCAATGACCTGTTTTCTCTTAATTGTTAAGAGGGTATCGATTTCTTTTTTACTTGCACGAGCTTCATCAAATGCATCCTTTTCTGGAGTGCCTTGTGATATTTTCTTTTTGGCTACCTCATCAGCACTATTCTTGGCACTATTTGCAGATTCTTCTAAATTTCTGAATCTTGATGCTAACCCATCAATAGCCATCTCTGCTTTAGATGGAGTTCCCTTGAATGCTCTAAATATAACAGAACCGGGGCCATTCTTCCATTCCTCAATAGATTTTGATGTTGAAAATCCTTTTGCCTGTGGTTTTTTCAAATGATCAACAACACTATCAACAATCCAGTTATCAACTTCCTTAAATCCTTTTTGCTTCAAAGCATCAACGCTTGCAACGCCAGCATCTTTTAGTTGCTCTGGAGAAACTGTAACCTGCGGATCACCTTCAATTGATTGACGCAGCCTAATAAGATCATCTTCTGATTTGCTATATTTATTAAGGATTTGACTTAAACTTGCGCCTTCTTCAAATGCTTTTTCTGCTGCTCCAGATTTATAAACATCAGCATACTTTGAATAAAATTTATTAGCTTCAGCGATTTGAGGGTATGCTGTTTCAAGTTGCTGTAGGTCAGAGTCAAGTGCTTTTTTGACCTTAATCATTATCCTTCTTTGCGCTTCGTTTCTTTCAGTTGAAATGGCAGCATTAAGTTCTTTTAATGAAGCTGTAACATCTTGAAGTTCTTTTTTGTATGGGTTACCTTCTGGATCAACCAAATTTTTATAGATGCTTCTAACTATTGGTGGAATTTTTTGATTCAATTCAACTTGATTTTGAATTGATTGCTCAATTGTTTCACCAGCTATTCTTTCTTCTTTTGATACAGCACCAGAAGGAACAAGATTTTCAATTTCAGCTCTTGCTGTTTTAGGTTCAAAAGGTTCTACATCAGTAATCTTATTATACAAAGAAGTTGCATGATCGCTTGTAAATTTTCTTTGCTTTTGAATTACATCAGCAACAGATTTATTTGTATCAAGTTTTTGAGTCTCAATGCGCCTTGATTTTTCAGCATCAAAAGCCTCATCAAGAGTTTGCTTTGCATCTTTATATGCCCGTTCAGCGTCAATTTTGCCAGCAGCAAGATTCTTTTCGGCTTCATCAAGTTTTATTTTTGCATCCTCAAGTTCTTGTGTTGCTTTAAGTCCCTGCACATCCAAATCTTCAATTGTTTTTTTATACAAAGACTTTAGTTCGTTATATCGATCTGTAAAGAATGTTGTTGCATCTTGTATTGGCGCACCAACTTCTGCCATGCCTCGACCTATTTTTTTACCAACGCCTTGAAGATTTTTAAAACTGCGTTGAGCAACATCTTGAGATGATTTTTCCAATCCCTGCTGAAATGCTAACATTGTTTTATTATTGGTGATATCACCAATCATCAATTTAACATCTTCATCCGAAATATTCCCGGCTTCACTTAATGCTTTAATTGCCGCATCTCTTTCCTTTTCATTCTTAAAAGCTGATTGGAAAACAAAACGAACCCTCTCTTCTGCTTCTAAAGCCTTTCTTGCTTCAGATGGAGCAATCGCGCTTTTTACTTTTGAAACTGCTGGAACTCCCAATCCTGCACCCAAACCAACAACAGTTGAAACTACAGGGCCAGCACCTGCTTCTTGAGCTACAGATGATGCAAGACTTGATGCTCCACCAACAGCAAGTTGCTCAAGTGGTTTTTGACCCATGAATTCAGAAACTTTTTGAAGTTTAGTTCCAGATTTTGCAATTTCTCCAGCTTTCTTAAATCCAGCGGCAGTCCCACCTCCACTTGCCAAACCTTCAGTGACAGCTTCAGTAATCTTTTCGGCAGCAGTATCTGGTTTAGGAGTCCCAAGAGAGTCTAAAAGTTTTGTTATTGCTCCGCGAGATGTGCCGTAATCAGTCCCAAAATATGAATTCACTCCTTCAATTGCAAGATCACCAAGACCAAACACAATTGGCCCAGCAGCAGCCCCAGCAACCATTCCCGGTGGGCCTAATGGTGATCCCAAAACTGCTCCAGCTAACGCTTGAGATGCAGGAACAGTTAATCCACGGGTTGCCGCACCAGTAAGTCCTCCTACATCTGTTTTAGGTTCTTCTGGAGATGGTGATTTTACTTGGATAAGTGCAGGTTGATTTGTTCCAGCAACAGGAGGCAATTCTTCTAATTGAGCAGGTTCTTCAGTTGCTACTGAAGACATTTCACGCTCTTTTTTAATTTTTTCTTTAATTTCTTCTAAAGGAGATAGAGACATTTTTAATTATTATTTTAATGGTTTACTGAATTGATCAATAAATTCTATTGTCCTTTGAAGAGATTCTAACCTTTTAAGTGCATCTTTATAATTTTGACTTTGCTTTTGATCTTCAGTGGCATTTGCCAAAGCAGAATTTATTTCTTTAATTTTATTTGCATAGCTATTATAAATGTCAGTTGATATTGGATTTTTAACAGATTTATCAAGTGGCTTTACTTCTGCGTAAGCATTGAGAAGTATTTTTACTGCTCCATTTTTAAGGCGATAAAGAGTATCAAGATTTAAGTCTGGAGATAATCCTGCATCTAATGCGCCTTGAGTTTGTTGCAATGATTGTCTTTCTTCGTTTGAAAACCCACCTACTCCAGCCGATCCAGTTGATGAAAGTTCTTTCAATTCAGAAAATTTACTCCAACCTATGTTGCTTGCAACTGAATTTAAAGAAGCCGTTAAATCTTTGACTTTTTGAACCTTTTCATAAGGAGCATCATATCCTAACCATGTTTTTGCAATTATAGCAGCTTCTTCCATTGTAACTGGAGTTAATGGAATCTTTTTTTCGTCGCTATAATATTTAGAAATAACCCCAACAAGTTCTGGATTATTTTGAATTTTTTCAATTGCAATATCAATCAGGTCAATATTTTTTGTTGCGTCTGATATATTATTTTTGATTTTTTTCAAATATGTTTTATCTTCTTTTAAACGCAACCTTTCTGCATTCTTTAATTCAATTTCTGCTTTTTGAGCGTCTCTTGCATCTTTTTGTTTATCAAGTGCCAATCTTTCTACTGAAATATTTAAATTTGCAGCTTGATTTTGCAGATTAGCAACTGTTGTGTTATTGTCTTTAGGTTGAAGAAACCATTTGAATGTCCTTGGATTTTCAACTGCTATAACTTCCCAATATGGAGTGCTTAATTTGCCAGCAATATCAACAGCAATACTTGCATCCTCCGGTTCAAACTCAATGTCTTTGCCTAAATTTCTTGGTGCTTTAGGGTCTGTTGGTTGTGCTGGTATTTTTACCATTTTAGATGGAATTGCGTTTGTTGTAACAATAGGCTCAAGACCAGTCAATGAAGGTTGCGGTTGTTGCGGTTGTTGCTGTTGAACTTGTGGTTGAAGTCCAGACAATGACAAGGACACAGGTTTATCAGAAATTAAAGTTGGAGTTTCAGATGGAAGAACTTCTACAACACCTTGCATTTCTGGCAATGGAGTTTCTGCATCAACTTTTAGAATTTGTTCTTTCAAGTCTCCAGCTTGCGCTTCTGACAATGCTGCCTTATATCTTGGGTCTTCTGTAGTTTTATATTCTTTTTCAGTTTCTTCTTGAGCTTGTGTAACTGATACTGATGGTTCTTGCGCTGGAGTTGGTTTTTTAGCAGGTTTTTTTTCTGCAACATTCCCAGAAGGATTAACAAAATTTAATCTTTCAGCGGCTTTATCAATTTCAGCCATTCTTTTTGGCAAATCAGCTTCAAGACCATGTTCAGAAGCTGTTTTTAATTTCAATTCATCAATAAAATTTTTGTTTTTAGTTTGCTGTTTTGCCTCTTCAAGCGCAAGTTCTCGATCATACTTGCGTTGTTCTTTTGCAAGCGATTCTTCTTTCTCCCATTTTGCAGTAATTCCACTCAATGCACCTTGAGCAATACCTTGAACAGCACCAGCAATGCCTTGTGCAACAAGTTCTGGTCTTGAAGACACAACTTCGATTGGAGCAAGTGCTTGAAACTGCAATGACCCTCCGCGAGTCAAATCTAATGCTTGCAGGGGTTGCAAACCAGAAAGGTTAGCGAATTGTGGGTTGATGGAATAGTCTGCCATTTACGATCCTCCGAATTTAATGCCAGATGCGAATGGTAATTTAAATTGATTTTGTGATTGCCCAGTGCCACCAGTTCCAACATTAGCAGCCGCTTGTGCTGCTCCTCCCATTTGCGTAGAAGGAGAAACTGCTGTTCCACCACCCATTCCGAGTCCAGCGATCTTTTGAGCTTGGGAAGGCGCGCCAGCAGCACCTCCAACACTCATTGAACCCATTGCAGACTGTGCTTGTTGAGCAGATGCCAATGATGCTTGGTCTGCAACTTGCTGTTGATTTCCATATTGACCAAGTTGTTGCCTCGCCAATGCCTCACCTTGTTGAGCAGCAGCAAGTCCAGCTTGTTTCTGTTGTTCAATCAATGCTTGTTGCCGAGCTTCTTCAGCTTGACGAGCTTGATCAGCAGCTTGTTGCGCCGCTTGCTGTTGTTGCATCATCATCATTGCAATCATTGGATTTACAGATGATTGCTGTGATTGTTTTGGTTGTGATTTTCTACCACCCATATTATTGTCCTCCGAATGTTATGCCTTGTGTTTTTGGCAAATTAAAAATGTTAGCATACTTGCCAGTTGCTCCAGAATCTTGATTTTGATCGTATCCATAAAATGGAAGTTTTGCGCTTGATGGCATTGCTCCAGTCCCACCAATATTTGCCATCTGTTGTTGTTTTGCTTGATTAACATCAAATCCTGCTCCGACTGCCGATTCTCCCATTGCTCCGTATGCTTGTTGTTGCTTTTGTTGTGACGCAAGATCACGGGCTTGCTGCATTGATCCAGCTTGAGATAAAATTTGTTGCGCTCCAAGTTCTCCCTGTCTTGCCGCTGAAAGAGCAGATTGTTTTTGAGATTCAATAAATGCTTCTTCTTGTGCTTTTCGAGCAGCTTCAGCTTGTGCCGCTTGTTGTGCTTGCATTTGCGACATATATTCCATCATTGGGTCTGCCGCTGGGCCGCTTGACTTTCTTTTACTTTTAGGTGACCTTTTTTCAATAAATTCACGAGCAACAAATGCTCCAATTGGATCAAATATATTTTGTCCCGGTATTCGTGTTTTCCCACCCATATTAGTTGATTTTTAGTTTATTTCTTGCTTCAAGGCATAATTCGCCATTCGGAGTAAATTGCCGACAAGAATCTGGTCTGTCAAAGTAAATTTTGCATGATACACAACTGCCAACAATTCCATCAAGAGCAATGCATCTATTGTCTTTTGTTTTCATTAAAGGATAATCCATTCGTTGCATTTCTTGCGGTATCTTTTTACAATCTGATCTATCTCGTTTAAGAACAGGCCAAGACCATTTATAAGAGCAACAAGCACCGCACGAAATACAATCATCTTCAGTTATTTCTCTTCCCATTGAACTGGTCTAAACCCCAAGTCTGGAATAACAATATCTTCATATGGAACCATGTCACTTATATTTGTGATTGTGGCATTAAGTTTAGGACAATGCACATGATTTCCTAAATGTCTGTTTACGCAATTAAAACAAGTAGGATAAAAGTCAGCATTCAATGATTTATCTGGGTTGTTTTGCCATTTCTCGTTGGTTTTTACATATCGAGTTGGGTCTGGAGTTATGCCATTATCTTCCAGATACCAGAATATTTCATCATCAGTCCAGTCTCGCATTGGATACAATGATACCGGCGCACCATCAACAATGCGGATATCCTGTGCAAGTGGAACATGACCTTTGATTAGGTCTGTATCTTCGTATTTTGTTCCAATGTATACTGCCCCCCAAGGCCAGTTAAAAGTCCCTGTAGGACGCTGTAGGAAGTCTGTAACGCCACATAGAAACTTCTCTCCATCTTTAGGTGTTTCTGTTCCGAGAGACAATACAACGCAATTACTTCCCCATTGGAAGTAGTGAAGCATATCAAATCGAACTTCTCCTGTATTAACATCTGGCCCATCTGCCAATGCTACTTTCATTGGAGGATACTCATATACCTCAAGACCCCATTCTTTGATGAGGTAATCAGAGTAAGCATATCGCTCGCGAAATTTAGGTTGACGATACTGAATAACTGGAATGTCTATCTCTGCTCCATATCGAATAAGATGGAGCAATGCCGTTGAATCTTTACCTCCACTCCACAAGACAACTGCTCTCGGCCATCTTTTATTCCACTCTTTTATTCTATTTATTGTTTTATCTATTAGGTGATGTCTCATTAAATAATAATTGCCGCTCCTAATGCTGCACCAACAACCGCTCCTCCAGTTTGAATATATGAAGCTCTTTTAGAATTTTCTGATGCTGCCTTTTGCACGGCATTTTCATATGCAAATTGCTCTCTACTTTGCTTATTTTGTTGTTCAACATTACTTGCTTTTTGCAATTCTCCAAGATTTTGATTGATCCAATCAGTTGCAGATTGTTGAAATGCTTGACCTCCAGCAAGAATATTTTGTTGATATTGCTGCATTGATTCCAAGTTTTGTTTTTTTGCTGCCATCTCGGCTTGTATAATTGAAGCTGGATCAAGACCTCCTATTGGGGCTGGAGTTTGAGCAAGATATCCTTGTTGAATTTGCAAATTGCGAAGTTTAGCCATTCTGCCAGCGGCAGTTCCAACATCATAAATAGCAGAATTGCCAATTGTGCTTTGTCCAAGTCCAGTAGTATAACCAGATGTAATTCCTTGCTTTTTGGCCCAATCATCCATCCCTTTTTTGGTAGCTGTTATGTCTGTAAGTTCAGCAACCCTGCTTCCCATTTCATGGCGCATTCTTGCAGCATTTGGATCGGTTAATCCCTCAAAATCACGGGAACGAATTTTATTTTCAATTCCCCATTCTGCTGCTTCTTTTGATGTTTGCGCTCCATCAAATACTTGCATTTGCGGTGGAAGTTGAGCTTGAAGTTTAAGAAGTTCTCCTTGATTCTGAAGGTATCCCCAACCTGTGTCTGTTTTGTTTTTCAACAAAGTATACATCCACGAATCATCTATTTTATTAATGTTTGGTGGCATATTCTTTATACTGCTGTTGCTCTTGGGACATATCCCATTCCACTAACATACGATCCTGTTGTGCCGGGTATTGTTGCTTCTTGCATTCCTGCCATTGACCCATATCCTCCAGCTTTAGTTAGTCCTGTTCCTACAGGCATCTTGCCAACAGAACCAAGTGCACCAGAAGCAACATTACCTGCTGCACTGACATATGCGGCATTCATTGCGTTTCGAGACGCTTCAGATTGCTGCTGCCCCTGCATTATCATTTGATTATATGCTTGCTGTGATTGTTGTGCGGCACTTTGAAGCCCAGCAAAATTTGCATATTGTTGCGCTGCCGCATTTGCTCCTGCTTGGTTAAATCCACCAAGAGAACTAAACATATTTTGTTTATACGCTTCTCTTGCAGCAAGGTTTTGAGCATCTACAGCTTGTTGTGCGGCAATTGATGCTTCTGGAGATATTCCACCAACAGGTTCAGCGGTTCTTGCAAGATACGCTTGTTGTTGAAGTGCCAGACTTTCTTCAAATGCTTTTTTAGCTTGCAATGCTCGATCATACATTGCTGCTCGACCAATTGTAGAATCACCAAGTCCTGTTTCGTATTGAGATGGCAGTCCTTGAGTCCGCATATATTCTCGCATATATGCTTGGCTTGTTTCTGGACTTGTCAGTTGCTCCATTTCTTTTGATTGAGCAAGGCGCATAGCGGCAGCTTCTGGACTTGTAAGCCGATCTAATTCTCGTTGCCTTAAAATGTTTTGCATTCCAAGTTCTGCTGCTCTGCGAGATATTTGAGACGCATCGTAATCTTGCTGTTGCACTGCAGTAGAAGAATACTGCTTCAACATATCAGCTTGATTCTGCATCTGCTGTTGTTGAGCTTGCTGCATCATCATGGCAATAGCTACATCGCGTGACGGATCACGCTTTGAAATATATTTACTTGGATCAACTGTTTTTGCTCCACCCATGTTAAGTCAATGAATCGTAACTATAAATTTCTCTATCTGTTTTTGTCAATCCTAATTTAGTCATTACTTCATTGCTAAAATTAGGTCTATCATTAACAAGTGGAACTCCAATATATCCAAGTCCTCCAGAGAGTTGAGCGTGCGCTCTCCAGTCGCGCATTACTTGAATAACATCTTGAGGTTTTGTGTATTGTGGATGAAAAGCTGGATACACAACAGGAAGAAAAACATGGTCAGAATAACCAAACAACTGACCATCCCGATAATGCCCGTAAACATTAATGTTCGGATGTTCGACAATTTTATGGTCAAAAGATTCAGCAAAATCTTGTATGTTTCCAAATTCAAATGAGTCTTTTGGTATTAATCGATAATCTATTCTTGTTCGCATATTTATTAGTTAAATCCAACTCTTGGATCATTCCCAGCAATTTCGTTGGGTATATAATCTTTAAACCGATTTGCCTGCTGTGCAATTATTTTTTTTCTTGTCGCAAAATTTCCACAAGCGGAACATGGCAAACATCCAGATTGTGGAGAAAACAATGGGACAGATGAATACAATGGCACAACTGGGTCATCTTTAAAAGGTGTAATGTATCGAAATGGGAAATCATTTACCTGTTGTGAAGCTGTAGCGATTGATGGCATATTAACAAGGATTCTGTGCGAGATATTGTTGTGCGGCTGAATTAGCGGCATTTTGAGCAAGAATTCCAGCTTCATTTCTGGCATCAATCTGTGAAATACTTGACAGGAAACTGGCAGATGCCGTTGCAGAAATTGACTTGCTTGGGTTCGTTTGGCAAGTAAGCGTTACAGTCCTAAATTCCTTTGCCCACCATGATTTTTGGGCAGTGTCTTCTTGCTCATATGGACTTGGCAAAAGGTCAATTGATAATGTTTCACCATCTTGTGAAACAACACATGATTTTGTTTCTGGAGCTTGTGGGATTCCTGTGCTTCTTTCACTCCAAGGATCAATAAATATTCTTATTGTTTCAACTCCAAGCTCACCACACCATTCAATTAACAACGAGAATGCCTTGTCAATGTCATCAGTTAAATTAGACTCGCAAGTTTGAGATGACTCTCTTCTTTGTGAGTTTTCCGTAATAAGTCTCCGATATTGCGTATTTAAAAAACCAAGTTGAGAAATCTCATCAGCAAAATCAGTATTTACCCATTGATAATCATTCGTGACTGCCAACAATCTTGTATCAAGAATATTTTGATATGATCCCTTTGATCCGCGATACGAAACTTTTACATCAACAGTTCCACCAATTTCACAAGCCTCAACTTCAGCATATGAAAATTGTTTTAAATCTACTGCATCACCAAGTAATCCTGTTTCCATCTGACAATAAATGCGGCTGGCCTTTTCTGTAACATTACCATCAATATTAATGTCGAAATATGTATCAACACGATTTGGCATGAATGATTCCCAAAGATGGTTATATGAACCATCATTTGTAGCCGCATAGTCAACCGAGAAGTGAAAGCAACGAGGAGTGCCGTCTACAACGCCAGAAACCCACTCTACAGGTCTTGTTCCAGTCCAAACGCCACACCATGCAGGATATCTTTGTTGTGACCATTCAGAGGCTGCTGCGTAATCCATGACCATCGTTGCAGAATTGCATGGCTCCAGATATGGAATTGAATACAATAAGTAATTTTCAAATGTCATCGCGCATATACTGGATGTATCTCCAGCCATATATGCCTTTACTCTTGCCATCTCAACATCTCGATACAACGCTTGAGAAGTAATATATGCAGATGCCGCAATATCAGCAGCAATAAGACCACCTTGCGAATACCACCAGATTTGTCCTGCCTGAAAGGTTATTGATTTTCCTGCAACGCAACCAATCGTTGGATATAATGTAGTTTGGAAATTTGCTGTTGTTGCCCACAAAGTTCTATCATAAATTCCGCTTGAAAGGGAATAAGTGGCACGATCTGTAAACACAATGAGCTTTGTTTCGTTATTTTGACCAATGTAATTAGTCATTCCTGTAACAACGCGAGCAAATGAAAAATCACCTCGTCCAGTGCCAGTTGTGCGTTCCGTAAATGATGTTGGATCACCAATATCAGATGCAAGAACAATGTTTTTTGCTGCCACCCAAAGTCGATTTCCGCTGAATGCCATCCAATATCCAATCGGAATAGAATTTGTTTGAACTCCAGTTTTATTTGATCCATCCCAATACGCAGGAGAAGAAACTCCATCTTGAATAACAACAATTCGATGCGATGGTGTAACAGTTATATCCCCACCAGTTGATACCTGTGCTGTTTGCGTTGCAAGAGTAAAAACAAACTGATCAACAGATGGGTCAAGCTTGATATTCTTGAGCCTATAGCTTTCCCAATCTTTTGGTTGGCGCAATGGGAATGGTGAGAAGTAAACGCTTCCGTTAACTGCAAACACTACATAAGGCAATTCATCAGCTACAACACTTGTTCCATCTGGATTAAAAATTTGAGCAGGTATTATTTTTGTAACCCCATTTTGAATTATGGTATCAGATGCGTTAGATTGCTTATTTGATGAAAAAAAGATTCCACCTTGGAAATTTCCGGGGGGAAGTGAAAGTCGCATTGCATTTCCGGGTCTTGTTTGAACCACTCCACCACGAACAGAGCAATTTACTGCCCATTTGATTTGATTGTCTGGCAATGCCCAAGGATTGCGTACGGAATTAACACCAAGCATCCATCCAGATGCAGTTTTACTTTCTCTGCCAGAGGTTATCTGTGCGCTTTTCATTAAAATATTACTGGATCAGAACCATCACCATATACCGCATTATTTATTTGTGGCGTTACCATAGCATGACCATCAATACTCTCCTGCTGATTCTTTAGATAAGCAAATGCAATCTGCCAATAACGAGCGGATTGATCAGCAAAATCTTTGTCTTCCAAATCAACAGCATGAACAGCAGTAATAATTGCTCGTTCTTGCTCAAGCGGAACAAAATCGTAAATACTGGTAATGCTTGGAGTCTGGATTCGATATGAAATTCTCGCCCATGCACAAGGTTTTCCAATGCGAATCCTGCGATATTGAGGATTAACTTCAGATGGATGATATTGACCGATCAGTGTCATGTCATTACTGCGTCCATAATCATAAGCGTAAAGCGAAACATAACCTTCCGTGATTGGCTTATCAATTTGAGAAACAGACTTCACAAAAACTGGCAATGTTACCGAATCAACAAAGAATGTTGAAGAAACCAATTCGCCAGTTGTTGTGTATGATCTGCGTCCAGTTGTAGAAGAAGTGTTCCTTGATTGCGTTTGCGTATCGTAAAGTTCAAACGAATTGTTATCAATCCTACGAGCATAATATGTCGTTCCAGATGTCAATCCTGTTGGCAATACATCACCTTCTTTTGCGCGAGGAACAACAGCATCTCCTGTATTAAATTGGGATTGATCTGCATCAATACTTGTAGATGGTGAAACATTAAATGTGCGGATAATGTCCAATTTTAGTTGTCCACTTCCCGGTGTTGTCAAATTTTGCAATACTCCACCAAGATAAACCTTGAATGAATCACCAAACAATTTGATTGTATAATCTGTTGCCGCAACAAGTGGAGATGGAAGAATATTTGTTGTTGAAAATTTAACAACTTCATCTTCCTTCAAATACTCTATTCCACTTGGTTTAATCAAATCTCCATAAGGAAGAGACTGGAATGATTTACGCAATGCATAGTATGACTGACCAGAACCAAATGAATTTACAGTAATAAGACCAGTTGTTCCTCCTGCATTGGCATTTACAAGTGTATTATAAATCTTGCCCGTGGTATTGTTGATCTTGTTAAGATAAAATGGAGTCACTCCATTATCAATTGGAGGATTTGTATTTGGCAGTAAATAATCCGTTCCCCAGTAAATTTCTTGACCAGTTATAAGATTAGCAAAATCTCCAGCCCAGTTATTGTTGAATGTAACGCTAAATGGCCGAGAAAGTGAAACATATAATGTTCCAGTTCCAGATGATGTTATATTTACATCGCTGAAGTCGGTATTTTTAACAGTAAAATTACCAGTTGAGGTATTTAGCGGTATTTCTGCTCGATATGCTGTTCCTGCAACTAATGGTGCTGGCAATGATCCTGTTGATGTAAACGCAACAAATACACCAGTAGATGGAGTGATAGCAACAGTTGGGTTAGTTGTATATCCAGTTCCCGCAGTCACGATATTTAGTGCTGTAACATCTCCAGAAACGCAAGTAATTGTTCCTGTGGCTGGAGTTGCAGTCCCAGATGCAATTGCATATTGAAATGTTGTTCCTGTAGCATCTGGAACGCTTGAGGTAATTGTTCCTGTTGCTGGAGTTGTTAGTGTTGACGCTACTGTATATGTAAATTCATTTGGATTAGAGAAAACAGTAACAACAAAATTTCCATTGTATCCAGCGGGGCTTGCGCCAGCAATAGTCACAACATCTCCAGTTGAATAGTCGTGAGGAGTTGGAGTTACTGCTGTAGCAATAGCTCCAATCCTTGAAATTGTAACTCCACTAATTGTTGTCAATGGAACTGATGTAATAACCTTTGTTCCATTGTATGCATTCGGAGTTGCTCCAGAAATATTTACAGACTGACCAATGCTATATCCATGTGGGATAGATGTTGTTGCAGTTGCAACAGAACCTGTGGTAGTTAGTGAATTTACACTCAAAACAGCATTATTAATAGTTGCTGTTGCAGTAGCCCCTGTTCCTCCACCTCCAGTAATTTTAACTTGAGGTGGATCAATATAGTTTAATCCTCCAGATATTTTTTTGAAACTTGAAACAAATGATGTTTGAACTTTTGCTGTTGCTGCGGCTTGAGTTCCAGTGCCACCCGGTGCGCCAATAGTAATTACAGGTGGATCAGTATATCCAAGTCCACCACTTGTAATAACAATTTGATTTACTGCTCCAGAAACAAGAATTGCATATCCAGTTGCAACAGCAGTTTGAATTGTGCTTCCAGCAGGTTGAGATGGTGGATCAGAAAAAGTTACAGTTGGAGTAGAAGCATATCCAGAACCTCCAGCAGTAACAGTAACAGAGACAACTGAACCAACAGTTACTGCTTGAAATTGCGCTCCAGAACCAGAAGGAGTTGCAATATTTAGAGTTGGAGCAGTAATCTGTGAAGTTGTTCCAATTGTTGCTGTTGATGCAATTAATTTTACAATTGAATTTGTTCCGCTTCCAGAATCTTTAAGAACAATAGGATTTACAAGATTTACTGGATCAGACGCAATTGCATCAGCGTAACTTATATGAAGAGAGATTGTGAATTGATTAATTACATTTACATAGTAATTTTGATTTGCAATCAAAGGCTGCGGTAAATTACCAGATGCTGTAAATGCTTGAACTTGATCTCCATCACTATAGTAATGACGAACAGGAAATGTTAAAGTTGTTTGAGGATCAATCTTCTTACGAATATCAACATTTAAAGATGCTGTTGTTCCGGTTGTGTAAACTGGGTTAATGTTCTTTTTAGCATCATCATTACTTCCAAATACAGTCAAATGCGTGGAATCAATTGCATTTGCATAATAAGTATTTTCAGAACTAAACGGAGAAGGAAGAGATTGCCCTGTTGGGAATGTGATTTGATTTGCGGTATCAAGCGTAAAGGCTGGAGCAGATGAAAGCTCAAGTGCAGTTACAACTTGCGAATCTCGACTATCTTTAAACTCCAGATCACCCGCACCAACTATACTCTGAAGATTTACTGGATACTGCAAATCTTGAGCATTTAGCGGATCATTGAAGAGTTGAACTGTGAAAGCATCAATAACGCCAATGTAGTATACTTGACCATTCTCCAATGCTACTGGAATTGTTCCAGAAGTCGCTGTAACACTCATTCCTTGACCAGATGACAATCCATGCTCGGAAAGTGATTTAAACAGGTTTATCGGCGTTATAGCGGCACTACGGGTCTTTACTGTTGCATCATCTGGAGCAATCGTTCCATATGCAAAATCACTTTGTGAATGAATTGGAACAAGAAGACCATCTACACCAGTTCCATTAGCAAGCTGCGAACGAATCGTGCGGTTATTTTCATCAAGACCAAGAACACGAATTGTCTTGCCAACATCATTCTCCATTTCAGCAACGGCAATAAGTTGCGAAGGCTGGATAATGTCCATGAGTGTTGCAACATACCCTCGATCATCCCATGCCCAATCAACGGAGTTAAACATCCCGCCTTTGTTTACATGGTATTGGAAAAGACGATTCCGAAAGTATGCGGGACTACCATCAATGTTGACTGCAAGAGGAACATCAATGTTGCGAGGAAGCGTAATAGAACAACGATCCCAACCCGTGCATACATCAACATCTGCAACTGAATGAGTCCAATGACCGGACTCCATCAGCGTTGCTACTGCTTGTTGGATTTTACGGAATATTTTCTTATCGTCAGTAGTCCCTAAAATCTCGGCACACTCATCGTAAATCTGCGATACAAACATGGCGCGACATTATCGCATCGAACCTTCTTGTGCAAGAGATTTAAGAAACTCTTCGTCTGCTGAAGCTGGAACTTCTGAAACCATTTCAGCAGGAGCAGCAGGAGCAGCAGAACCACCTTTTTGAGCATCAACTTCTGACTTGAGAGTTTCAAGTCCACTTGCGAGTTGCGTAACAAGCATATAAATAGAATCAAAGTCATCAGATGGCATTTGAACCATAACTTTTCCACCAGCAGGAGCAGCCATATCGGGAGTTGGTGCGGCCATTTCCCCCGGCATCGCTTCTGGTGTTGGTGTTGGAGCCTCTGTTGGAGGCATGGTTTTGTCTTGTGCCATAAAATTAATCTTCGTCTTCTTCTTCGTTTCCTTCAGAATTGCCTTCAGCAGCTTTCAATCCCATCTCAATAGCATCTTCATCATCTTCTTCCTCCATCTTTCCCTCTGGCATATCTTCGCAACATTCTGGTTTGATTCCGCAAATTTGAAGCTCAACGGAATGACGCTTTTCACTCTTGCCATTACGAGTAATGTTTTCTGTGCGCTCCATCACTTTTTTGTAATGAATAACTGCCATACCTTCTTTGCCGAGTTTTTCAAGTCCTTTTACATTGTCAAAATAAAGCGAAGGATAATGATATTCTGGAGATTTAGAAGGTTCTTCAGAGTCCATAGAAATTTTCATCCCGTCAGATTTTACTTCTTCGCCGAGATCAATAAAATCGGATTTTAGTTTAGTTTTTTCTTTTGTGTATGGCATAAATTAACGAACCCTGCGAGCTTTAAGAGTTGCTGTAAATGTAATTGTTCCTGCACTAAATGTTGGTGCTTTAACAACAAGATAAGTTGGAGTAGACGCTGAAACAGATACTGGAACCTTGGGACTTACAAGTGCAAATGCTGGTGTTAGTGTCGCTGTTGTAAATGCAGGTAACATTATTACTTGTTGCTTGTCTGTTTGAAGTGTTGCAGCGGTATCACTTACACCTACAACTATTGATGTATTTGCAGTTACTGTTGTTCCAGAAAAATTAAATGTTGCGTTTCCAAAAACTTCCCACTCTCCAGCAGTAAGTGATAGAGTTATTGCAGTTACAGTTGCTCCAGTTGCAATTGATGTGCTTGCTTGATTAACTTGAAGTAATTCTCCAATGTAAGAAGATATTGACGGGGTTGATCCATCAGTTACGCCTTGAACAACTTTTGATGTCAAACTTCCAGTTGCGGTTCCAGTAAATAATGGAGATGTAATAGTAGCACCAGAAGTTATTGTTGCTGGAATTGTAATATTTGTAGAACCATTAAATGATGTTGCGGTTCCAGTAACCGCACCAGAAATAGCGATTGTTCTTGCAGTTTCAAGAGTAGTTGCTGTTCCTGCATTTCCAGTCAAGTTACCGGTAACATTCCCAGTAAGATTCCCAGTAAGATTTCCAGTAACATTTCCAGTAACATTGCCAGTGAATGTTGCGTTTGCACCAGTCCCATTTTCTAAAATTTTAGTAGTGCCATCAGATGCAAAAATATCACCAACAACATTGCCAATAATATTTTGAGTAAATGTTTTTATTCCAGTCACTGTCTGGTTTGCATTAGTTGTCATTACATTCGGAATGACAGCAACATCCTCATTCAAAACGCGAATTATATAGCAAAGCAAACCTTCTCCTTCTTCTCTTGGAATTCCAGATACTTCAGCAGGCGACGAAGTAGGATCACATGGGATATTCCAAATTACTCGACCAGAAGAAACGGACTTTTCAATTGTTCCATAAAGAGCATAAACAAGATTATCAATCAATGAGGGAACTGATTCTGGAGAAATTGTTGGATATGGAACCTCTGGGCAGGCTGTTGATGTAGAATTAGAGCATCCGCAAGACATAATTAATGTTTTTTATTTTGTTACTTTGTTTCTGTCAAAAGATATTTCAAGCATTTCCCAATAGACATCTTCAATCAAAGTTCCCATTTCTTCGACAGCATCTTCTTCAAGGTCTTGAAACCTTGCATGGAGCAATTCATGGGATAATATATTAAGAAGATTTCTCCCAGACTTTGGATTGATAAAAATTGTTCTTTTGTCATAATCACAGATCCCATCGTTATCAACTTTGTCGGTTTTACCTGCGTGACCGAATTGTATTTTCCACAGATGTCCGTTGATTTTCTTTTTTACGATCTTTTTTTTCATGGAAAAAATAATGTGGGGTTTTGTGCATTGCTTTGTTTTTGCGAGGCAAGAAATAATATTCTACATCAATAAATCCAAATTTAATTCCATCTCTTATTCGCCTTCTTGTAGCGGTTGGATTAAGATTCCACAACTTGCATAAGTCTTTGCATGAATGCCAACCTTTAGGAACAGGTTCGTATTGTTTATGAATACTATCCTGTATGATTTTTAGGAAATCGTTTGGTGTCATATTGGAAGTCTCCACACATCTCCTTTTGCGCGTTGCGTGATTTGAAGTGATGATTGATGCAATGACTCGCAATACTCTCCCCACAACCATCCTTGACACCAACTAAATGTGCTTCTGCGATTTTTTGCATATTCTAATGCTCCGCGAGCAGTAAGAGTTCCAATATTATAGCAGGTTCCACCATGATATGTTCTGGCATTTTGAATGGCTACACGATGAGTATGCCCCATAATTATTTTGCGCCTGCTTCTATCACAGTATTGCTCTGCCATGTCTCTTGCCGCAGATTCTCCATAACAAGTTCCATGAGTAAATCCCATGTCTGCTATATCAACAATTTGTTCAATTCCAGAATACGGAATCAATCTTGCTTTAAGTTTTTTTGATGTATCTTCAATCGCGGAAATAATCTTGTGAGCGCAATATGATGTAACAGCATTTTTGCTATTTGTTAGCTTCCAAGCACGATCTTCGTGGTTTCCGCAAAGGATATATGGGTTTTTGCATCCAGCCATTAATTCTCGCAAGTGAGTTAATCCAGTATCAATATCTGGAGTTATTTCGTCTCCATCATTACCAGACCCTGTGCCATTTCCCATTAGCGCAGACATATCAATAAAATCACCAAGATGAAGTATTGTGTCTGGTTTGTATTTTTCTTTAAATGCCATTACTGCTTTCCACGCTTCTGAATCGCAATAACGAGCATGAGTGCATGAAACTGCTAACACTTTTTTCCATCTGTGTGCAATATTAGCCATATTTATTTATATCGATGCAATACTTGGATGAATGCGAATCAAATCTTTTACAAGAGATTTCTTTCTAATTTTTCGCCAAACTCCATCTCCAGTTTCGGAATCACGCAATCCTTTTTGCCCTGTGTTTCCTTCCAAGGTCACAATTTCTTTACCTGTATCTTCAACAACAAATCCAACATGAGAGAAGTCAAATGTTACGATGTCACCAAGTTGAGCTTTATGAGTATCATTATATACTTTAGTGGTGCTTGGACGCTGTAATGCCCAAGATTTTAGTCCATACGCAAGTGCTGTCTTTGGTCGCCATTCTTCTGGACTCCTGCGTTGAAGATTAAGCCAAATTACAACTTGTGGAATTGATAGCCATTCACGAATGCACCAATCAACATAAGCGGCACACCAAGGCCAAGCTCCGGGGTTTAAATCTGTTGCGGATTGATACTCGCGGATTCGTTCTCCACGATTATTCCCGCCTTCTTCCCTCACGCCAACTTCTGCTGAAGCGATGGCGATAAGTTTGTGAAGCATGATTATTTTTTCTCTTTGCGGAAAACATTGATTGCACCAACAATCGCCATGCCAGCAGCAGCAATAGCGTTTGCTTTGCTTGGATCAATAGCAATGCCAGCGGCAGATGCAATAAACACGATTCCGCGCCATGTGGAGGTTTCAGTAAGCCTGTCAAGGATGTAGTCTACAATTTTCATTTATCTTTATATAGTTTAGGTTGTGGTATGATTGGGTTGAACCAATCTATTTCTTGTTCTGGTGGGAGATACTTTACATTGACTGAAATTTGAACTTTCCCGTATTGACCTATCTTGTCGCCAACTGGAGGAATTGGAACAGAAACGCAACTTGTGAGCGCAAGGCATACAAGCAACATTAATGTAAATTTATATATCATCAAGACTTATTTTTGTTCCAATTTTTAGCAAGAACGATAAGTGATCCGATACCTACTGCGATACCAACAAGAAGCGATGCAATACGCAACCATGCCTCTACTTCTGGCAAAAATGAAATTCCAACTGATGTTGCTGTTGCAATAACACCTGTTAGTCCTGCGTTAAATGAGTGAGTATCCATTGTTATTTTTTTCTTTTGTATATTGAATAATTTTCATTTTATTAAATAGACCATTTTGTTCTAAAATACCTTGATAATCCTTGGTATTCTTTTTGAGTAAAATTGGAATTTCTTAAATAAACCGCAACATCGCAAATTGTGCAAGGAGAAAACAAATCTGGAGTGTAAGACGATGTTGTTAGTCTTGATCCCAAATTAAACGATTGGTCTGTTGCTGATGCTGGTGCGCCATTATCAGTCATCCCTGTTCTTGTAGCTAATAATGAGTCATTGACATATACATTCCCATCAAACGTCCTTACTTGTGTTCTTGGGAATGTAAATACAGCATATTGATATGATGTTGAGCTAAAATTAGGTATTCCGTATTCCCAAAGTCCATTTGTGTAGATTTGGGTCATAAATGTCCCAGTAGTTCCACCAAATGAACTCATATCCCATCTTCTAATATGCCATGAACCAGATTGTCCAGATTGCGTTCCTCCATTTTTACTAATTATATTTATAGAATTTGTTCCAGAATATGTCTGGAATTTAAAAACCATAAAAACAAACAATTGGTTGCTTAAAAGATTTCCTGCATTATTTGTTGTATCTCTAATGTGCTGGGATGTGCCATTAAATGTTATTCCGTTTTTAGAATTTAATGCAGAAGTTGTTAGTGTCGGCCTTGATCCAGCAGATGATTGAGTTAAATGCCACCCATTCCCACTTTGATCTTCCCATCTTGCTACTGATGCACCATTAGTTATTACAGCATTGCCACCAGTAGTCGCATCAAACAAACCTTGAGTTGCATCATACCAAACATTTAATCCTTGAACAGATTTTGGATTAACAATTGACTTGCTTGGTAACAGTATAAGCATTTTTATTGATTTTGCTCAATAGTATAAGCAAACCATGTTGTTCCACCATCATATGTTAAAAATGAAAATGTATCAAATTTGCCATTTAAACAAGTTAATGTTGGTGGAACTCCAGCAGCCCATTTAAATGATGCAGGCCATGCAATTGTAAAAACAGTATTTGAATTGAATGTTACTTGAAAAACAATTGAAGCAAGATTTGGGGATACTGGAGTATTTGATAAAGTGAAAGTTGAAATAGTTGCACTTAATGTAGTAGTAAAAAAATTAGCTAAACTCAAATCCAAGGTAATTGCTCCACTGGATATTGTAGAGTTTTGGCGAGTTCCAGTAATTGTTTTATAAGCAACATTCCCAGTAAATGTTTTAGAAGCAGTTATTGTTTGAACAGTGTCTGTTGTAACTGTATTTGCTGCTGCCACACCAGTTGCCCCAGTTGATCCCTGCGTTCCTATTCCGGTGGCCCCGGTAGCCCCGCTTGCGCCTTGGACTCCAACGCCAGTAGCTCCAGTTGATCCTTGTCCCCCAATAACGCCAGTAGCTCCAGTTGAACCAGTAGCTCCAGTTAAACCTTGTGTTCCTGTTCCAGTTGCCCCAGTAGAACCTTGAATCCCTGTTCCTGTAGCACCAGCAACTCCCGTTGCCCCAGTTGCCCCTGTAGGCCCACCACTTGGCCCCGTTGCTCCAGTAGCGCCACCTATGCCTTGTAATCCTACTCCAGTGGCTCCCATCTGACCAGTTGCCCCAGTAGAACCTTGTCCGCCAACGCCAGTCGCTCCAATAGGCCCAGTTGCACCACTTGCACCAATTCCAGTCGCACCAGTAGCTCCAGTAGCCCCAACATAATTCCAATTACAATCGTTTTGTTGACCCGGCAATTGATTAGGATTGCAAGGGGCGCATGATTGAGGCCCAGTTGTCCAAATTACTTTTTGAGTCATCGATTAAATTTGTATTCCAAGTTCTTGATATGCTTCAACAACTGTTTCATTAAATGTAAATGGTGCAGTTCCCCAATCTTCTTTAGGCTGGCTGTTCTGCACATACTCTCCAAGAATCGCGTTCGTCCATGCCTTGACTGCGTTGAGCTTGGCAGAGGTCTTTCCTGCTGCGGATAGGGCGGCGTAGAGGTCGAGGAGCGTGACAAGCTGCGTGGCTCCATAGCCTTCTTTGGCGAGCCATTGCTCTGCGGTGTAGAGTGTCGGAGGAATCGGAGTGACCACCCACGCGCCGTCTACCCACTCGCATTGCTGGGTGGCTGGGTCGTAAGAGGGCTGTGGAGCGGAAACCCAGCCTTTGCGCTCAAGAGTGGCGATGATCGCGGGGTCGGTTTCGGAGCGGAGTTGTTTGTCAAATGTAAGATATGTTTTCATGTTGTTATTAGCAGGCAATTTTGAAAGAAAAAGCGGCGGCGTTTTCAAGGCGTTTTCGTATAGATTGGTTTGTGCCGTTTTTGTAAATTGTAACACTTGCCATATCTCCATCAAATGCTGTGTTTTGTGGCGCAATCGTAGTCCATGTTTGTCCAAGTCGCATGGTCGAAAAATTGTTTGATCCAATGCTACCAGAGGCCACTTGATTTCCTGCTCGGTATAAAGCAGAAGACGCTCCATTATATAACCCACTGGCAACCCACCATGTCCCCCTGCTATCAAAATTTTCTGTTACAGCATTTGCCCCTCCCGCATAAAGAAACAATTCTCCGGGGTCTGCCCCTGTTGAATCATGTCCAAATGATACTCGGCTGCTATTTGAAGTTGCATCAAATAAATACAATGCAGGCGTTGCTGTTGTTGCCTTGTATGTAATTGTTGCAAAAAATGGTTGCGCTAAAATAAAACTTGATAATTCATAATAATCTTGTGTTGCGACTCCTCCAACGAATCTAACTATTGGCTGTCCTCCTTGAATTGCTGTTTTGAATGTAGCTTTAAAACTTGCTGTTGCTTGTGTCGGGCTATTGCTTCCCGTGCGACTGGTGAATGTTGTTACGGCATCATTATCATTTAATCCAAGAAACCTTGAGTCCAATGCCATAGACGCACCAGCATCGCGAGGATTAAAATGTCGTTGTCGCGCTCTCATTAGTTGAAGAGGATTTCCACGCCGAGCAAACGAGCGTCTGAAGAAAGCGTATCTCCACCAGCGGCAGCGTCCCTGTAAATTTGGAAAAGGATCGGGCGGTTGGCTGCTGGGGTTCCTGCAATAGTAATTGCACTTGTTGCTGATGTGACGTGCATACTATTTGTTGTAATAAGCGTGTCAGTTATGGTTTGTGCTGTTCCAAACGCTTGATCAAGACTATCGCCATCAGCGTATGCTCGCCCTTGCAATCCCCAAATCGCCGCTCCGCTACCAGTGGATGCAGTCCAATAAAATCTTGCTGTAATTGTTGAATTATTGTAATTACTTGGAAGAATATGAAGTGCTTGAGCAAATTCATTTGTTGCTGGATCAAACAACAACTCATCATAATTTGTAAGGTTTGTTGCAAGTTCACGCGAATCAACTCCGCATCCAATAGTAGTGCGAGGAATCCATGCAGAAGCTGGAATCCAGTAATTTATTAAACTTGGCCCAGTAGCTCCTGTTGCTCCGGTTGATCCTTGAGGCCCGGTTGCCCCCTGAACGCCAGTTGCACCCTGAACGCCAGTTGCACCAGTAGGCCCAAGTTGAGTATACATTACTTGTTGAGCAGTAACAATTACACTGGGAATTGCTGGTCTTGTTGGACTTGTTGCTGTTCCTTCGTGGATCAATTGTAAATTAATGTCAGATGTTCTCCATACCAATTCGATGTAGTCTCCCGCTGACAAATTCAGCATATAATTCCAAGCAGCAACTGTTTTTGCTGCTGCTGCTCCACCCGCAACTGTTACTACAGTATTGCTTTCTGGAATATCTGTTCCGTTTTTTCTAAACCAAATATCAATGCTGTCTGATCCAGACCCAGAAACTCTATCGGCTTGTGCAGAAAATTGAATGTTGTATACTCCAGCATTTGCAAAAGTTATTTGACTATTTGAAACAACGCTAACTCCAGTAGAATCTGGGTCTGTATTGTTCAAAGTTATCGGATAAGCGGTAGTTGTATTAGCGGCACTTTGATCTTGATTTGACCAAAAAGCCCCCCAATATCCAGACGCTCCACCAGCACCAGTTAAGCCAGTTGCGCCTTGCGGGCCTGTAGCTCCCGTAGCACCGCTTGCGCCTATACCAGTAGCACCTGTGGCTCCGTCAGCACCAGTAAGTCCAGTAGCCCCAGTTGCGCCTTCTCCACCAGTAGTTCCGGTAGCTCCAGTCGCGCCAAAACCAGTGGCTCCTGTGCTTCCTGTAGCCCCTTCTCCACCAGTTACTCCAGTAGCTCCAGTCGATCCTTGCCCTCCAGTTACTCCTGTAGCCCCAGTTGAACCTTGATCCCCAGTTAATCCAGTCGCGCCTGTCGCGCCAACATCACCTTGAATGCCTGTAGCACCTGTGGCTCCATCAACGCCAGAGGTTCCCGTGGCTCCAGTAGAACCCTGTCCACCAGTCAATCCGGTAGCTCCTGTGCTACCTTGACCACCAGCAACACCAGTAGCACCTGTTGCTCCAACATCTCCTTGGATACCAGTTGCGCCAGTCGCGCCGTCAGTTCCGCTTACACCAGTCGCGCCTGTAGAGCCTTGTCCACCAGCAACACCCGTTGCACCAGTTGATCCGACATCACCTTGAATGCCTGTCGCGCCAGTTGCGCCATTGTTACCAGCAAGTCCAGTTGCCCCCGTTGAGCCTTGACTTCCAGCAGTTCCTGTGGCTCCTGTAGCACCATCAATTCCTGCTACACCTGTTGCTCCTGTAGAACCTTGATTTCCTGCAAGGCCAGTTGCTCCCGTGCTACCTGCAATTCCCGTTGATCCCGTTGCGCCTTGTAATCCGGTTAAACCTGTTGCCCCAGTGCTTCCTTGACTACCTGCAACGCCTGTCGCGCCAGTTGATCCAACTCCTGTAGCTCCTGTCGAGCCTTGAATACCTTGGATTCCCGTTGCGCCTGTGCTGCCAGTTGCGCCTTGAATTCCAGTAGCTCCTTGTGCGCCAGTAGCTCCAGTTGCACCACCAGAACCACTACCAACAAAATCAAGTTTACCAGTAAATGGATTAAATTTTAGTCCCATATTAAGAAATTGTTACATTAACAAGATTAGCGTCATTCGTAGTAGGAGGCTGAACAGAGTAAGTCAATGTTAGTGTTGCAACTGTAGTGCCAGTTTTTTCATAAACAACAGTTTGAATATTGTTTGTGCTTCCATAATAAGTCAAAGAAAGTTCATCGTATTCTGGAATTTGAAAACCTTGGAGACTTGAAACTGCTGTTGAAATTTCATTTGCACCCTCCAAGACAAGGTGGCGAAATTTTGCTGTGTCGAGAATAGATGGAACATCCATATGATTATTTTTTTATTTCTTACTGCGTTACTTGTCTAATGTTTATTAAGCTGATGAAGTGGCAGGATCAACTTAATGACCCTGCCACCGATACCAACTTAATTACAGACCAGTCGATGATGTCGAGCAAGCGGCAGCAACTCCGTCAAACGGGCAACGCTTGTAGACAATGGCGCACACATTCTGCGGGCGAATCGGTTGAATCGCACGAGAGATTTGGTAAATGTGCTGACCAAAATCACCGTAAAGGTTGCAATCGTTGTCGCGGAAGTAAGTCCACTCAAGCTCACCCATTGCAAGTTGAGGAGCGAACTTGAAGGTTCCCTCGCCAACATACTGTTCGGGGATGAGACGCTTGAAGGCTTCGCCAGCAATAACGAACATAACCTCGTAAGGAGCGGCAACCCAAGCTGGATTGCGGCGTTGAGCAAATCCATTCGTAACAGCAGTGCTGACGATAGGATTGACCAAAACAAGGTTGCCAGAACCATCAAATCCGGTGGCGCGGAGAGGCTGTTGGTCGATACCAAAAGCAAAACCACGGTAACCCATAAACTGATATCCGCTGATGGACTCTTCACCGAGCTTGAAGCTGCCAGCGGAGAGATACAACAGGTCTTCTTTAACATCAGCATCGTTACGGAGCACTTCGATCTGATCAGCAGAAGCGAGAACTTGGAAGAACTCACCATCTTTGGAGGCGAAAGGTTCAGCAAGCATCTCTTCACGCAGGAATGTTCCAATGCGATACAGAGTTTTGAAGTTCATCGGCGCATCGGGAAGGATGGCGGCAAACTGGGTATTGATCTGCTGCATATCACCAGTAAGGTTCTGCGAGAAAGATTGAGTGCTGTTGCTCACATACTTAATACCGGACTGGATCAGATATTGATAGCGGATGTCGGCGTTGATAAGTTGAAGGATCGTTTTTTCAAGCGAAACTTGAGCTTGGAGATAACTGCCTTTGAAAGCAGTGCGAGCTTGCTTAACGCAAACGCGAGGGCCAGCACCACGAAGAGTCTGAAGCTGGAACTGATATTCAGTCGAGCCGACTTGATCGGGAGTAGCACCAATGCCACAAAGCGTAGTGTCATTCACGAATGTAGGAGAAGCGAGCGAAGCGGCAGGAACTGCCATTTCCTCAACAACGCTACGGACAACATCCGAGACATTGGGGAGAGTTCCACCATCAATCGAATTGACATATGGAGATTTACGGGCAAGCACTCGGCCAATCTGACCGATAATGCGGTTTACATCTTTAGAAGCGAAATCTTGAATCGCTGCAAGTGGGATACAATCGTTAGGCATAATTTTAGTTTTCTAATTTAGTTTTGTTTGTGTTTGGGTTTTGTTCTGCTTGAACCTACCCGTTGTTTAGAAAACTTCGGGCGACATTCAAGTTGCATGGAATATCATTTTCGTGATGTCACGAAATTAATCGTCCTGCTTTGGTTCTTGTTTGTTCGCCCCGGCACGCTGGGCTTGTTGTGCGGCCTGTAATGTGGATTCTTTGACTTCCACGGAGTCACCATATACGGAATGGTTCGCCGAGATAAGTGACCTATGCGGGTTGATAGAAATATCGTCAAATGATTTTTTTTAAAAAAATATTTTGACATATGAAAAAAAATAATTATTGTGATTTCATCTTTCTTGAATTTGTGCGGAATTCAAAACGAAACATTTTCCCTCTGGTAAAATAACCCGTCTTGATGCTGCACACATTGAGGCGGGTTTTTCGTTTAGCATGAAGCGTAATAGCAGTTCCCTAAACGAGCCTAAAGATGAGCGTAGCACGGCAAGGTTCTATCCCTTGACTATGGAACAAATCTGTAAAGGACTCCCGTGTGAAGGAGAGGAGTTGGGAGGGGTAACAGACTACCAACTTAATACGCTTCTTCAGAAATGAAGGAGACTGCGAATCAAGCTGGCTCTCACCGAAAGGTGTAAACTAAAGTAAGCCTCGGTTAAGGACGACCTCTGGGCGAGTGATTCATAAATGCATACGATGGCTCCATACGAGGAAGCGTTATGTTTTTAGCAGTTTCTTTCATAGGAACTGCTATGCTCCGATTTCACCACCAAAGAAGCATTAGGTTAATATATCCAAACGCTACGCTTATCAAAAATGATAAACTAAAAGAGTGTAATATTTTTAATATGTATAAAAAACACCCTCCAAAGTATGCATCGTTGAGAGGCATGGAGGGTCTGCTAATAGTAACCCGATTTGGTGCGCTTCTACGAGAGGCGTAACAGGTGTTGTTAAAAATAATCTACAATTTATTTAACGCTTTTGCAAGACAAATTCAATGAATGCTTCTACGCGATTTTCGTATGGATATGTTTGATCAACGCGAGTTCCAATTTTGTAATTATAGTTGGTGTCAATAAGGTCGCAGTAGACAATTTCGCAATTAAAGTTTTCTAACCATTCCGGCAAGCAAACATGAGTTGGAGCAGGAGAACCGGATTGCCAAAGTGAGAAGGTTGACTTGTGGTCTGGATTGAATCGACTTGGCCAAATCATACCCTCGTAAAGTTCCCACGATGGCACAGAAATCACTGCAAATCCTCCCTTGCGTAAAACCTTCAACCAAGAGTTCAGAGCAATTTTAGGGTCACGCATATGCTCCAAGCATTGTGAAGCATGGATGTAATCGAATGATTCTTCTGGGAAGTATTGATCAAGATGGTTTGCGTCTCCGTCCTCCATATCAAACCTGCGAACATCTGGGACATTGATCAGATCATCTCCTGCTCCAATATCAATTCCTTCTCCCTTGAATATCTTGGAAAAAAGTGGTGATTTTTCCGAGTTAAATCGACGCTCCATTGCCTTGCTTGATTCTTTCATAATTGTTATTTAGATTAAACTATATTTTATTTATTTTGGATTTTTTATGTTAATTAGGTCTTGATACTTGTCTCTGTGAAAAATAATAGATTTTTCTCTAATCATTTCAATGTCTCTTGGGAATCTGTGCGGTTCTGCGTGTCCATGAGTGTAATCACCATAGCTGTGCTGGATTAATGGAGTTCTGTGAATTGTATGCGGAATAGATTTAATCATCCATCCATCCCATCCTTCTCCCTTGAACTTTCCATCAATGTATTTTGGGATTAACCACCTTGCACTTGCTCCATATATTCCAATTCCTCCAATAAAATCATATGGAGGATTTTGGTCAGATGATAACATGAACTCCTTGCCAGAACGAAGATATTCTTCTTCAGCTGCTTTCAACCATCCTTCTTTTAGTGGAATTGAATCTGGTTCAAGCCAGAAAAATGGTTCTCCAGCCATATATTCAGCACCTTCACGCAATGCAAAATTATTTCTATCTGGATATTCTGTTGTTTCTTCACGGCAAGTAATTACAGTAACATTTGTTCCGTCAAGTTTACAGATATAATCAACAAGTTTATCAACAACTTCAACTTGAGATTTTGCTTTTACAATTATCGCTTTCATTTTATATCTGGAAGTTTAATTTTATCATCAAATCCATAAATTGCGCTATCATATTTTATAATACTATTGGGAACAATTGGAAAAACTTCCTGTATCAATGGTTTCATTAATGCCATTGCAATCCAACAAGCAGAAGATTGATTTCCAACAAATAAAGAACACGCATTAATTGCTTGTGCCACTTTTAAGCAATCTTTTGTTGGATAATGATCTATTTTCCCAATAATATTGCAAAAATCTTCATGTTCTTCTTTAGTTCCAATAAAAACAGCAATATCTTTGTATTTTTTATAAATTTCTTTCCAAGGAAACTTTGGATTTCTATATCTATGTGATCTATTAAAAACTACTTTTCCAATAATGTTGTTATCTTCACTAACCTTTATCCAAGGTTGTGTAATCTGAACATGACCATTTTTTTTGGCAACAAATCCAATAAATCTGGCTTGTGAGTCCATTAAACTAATATTATTTTGATAACATTGCCTCCAATGTGTCATATCAAAGTCAACAACAGAAACATCATTGAATGAAACAACTATTCCTTGATTCTCTAACAATGGTTTAATTGAATCATATTTAAATCCACTCATTGGAGCCATTCCGGGATCATTGCAAATTACTAAACGAGTTCCCTTCATTCCCCAATATATTGGTAAAAAAGCTATAATGTCACCAATATGTCCAGTATGCAAGAATGTTGCTGTTTTAATAAATGGACTATTCATAAAATGTCAATTTTGACGCATTAACGCTTGCATTGCCTCTGAACGCATCATTTTTGATGTATTATTGCAATGTTTAACCAATTTTGAAGATAAATCTTTATCGTCAGAATTAATCATACATTTTTCTGACGAATCAAAGATATTTGCGGAGATAAACTTCATAATCGCCGCAGAACACATATCACGGGTTGCATAAAACAAGTATGTAGGCTCTCCACACACATACAGAGATTGTTTTTGCTCAATTTCGTTTGCCTTATCTGTAGTAAAGTCAAGATTAACGGCATCGTAATCACTCATCCAGCCACCTCCCGCTGCGTGTAAGGCGCACCAACGAGTAAAGCGAGCCATAAGCCAATCAAGTTGATTCCTGCGGTCTTCTGGAAGGCTACTTGAAGCATTCAGCATCTTGGATGCAATTTTATTGTAAAGGTGTGAACCTTGAGCATGGGAACGATTAAGCATGACTGCCTTCCATCCAAGTTTTTCCCATGATGTTTTCCACCAGTTAGAGCAAGCAAACTCCTCGTTTTGGTTTGCAAGTTGAATACTGGTATAAAATGCGTATATATTCTTCATAACTTAATAACAACGATATCCAACATGGAATACTGGCAGTCCAAGATCAATGTGAGGTTGATGTCCTGCTTCTTTTGCTCGTTTGCAGAATGAAACATCTTCTCCGGTTGCAGAGTTAATTGGATGGAAGAAGTCAAATGCACCATTTGGAATTGGCGATTTAAGTTCTGGATACTTTTCTTCAATATCTTGAAACACTTTTCGATGAACAAGCATACATCCAGTAGCTACCCAATCAACAGGAGCAATTTCATCTTGATATGCGCGAGCTTTTGGTTCAAGTGATCTATCAGAACACATTATAGGCCCACCTTCTTGACGGCCAAAGTATGCTCCACCAATCAATGTTTTGTTTGATCCAATAAGCCGCTGAAGAACATGACGCTGGAGTGGCGCATCTGGCATATTCCTTGCGCTTGCAACAGTTGCTTTCATCCAATTAGGACGACCAATGCAAGGAATAATATCGTCATCAATCATCAAAAGCCATTTTGCATCTGTCTCAAGGAACTTTTGTGCAATTTTGTTGCGAGAATGATATATCATGGCATCACCAATTGACATATCAAAGCGAATCTTGTCCTTGCCAAAATCAAGTGCCATTGCAAGTAATGCAAATGCCGTAACAGGATTTGTAGTCTTGTAGCATGGGAATCCAACAAAGATATCTCGACCAGAAAACTCTGTTCGATAGCTTGGCAACCCTTCAGAATTTCGGGACTCTACAATTGGTTGCTGTAGTGGCAATGATTTGTGTGGTTCCTGTTCAATTTTGGGTTCTGGAACTGCGTTTTCGATAGTTTCCAGAGCTTTTGTCTCGTTCTGTGTGCCAATATCAACATTACGATGCTCTTTTTCGGTAGTTACCTCTTCTTTTGGCTTGCGTCCGGGTTTTTTGGGAGCTTTTGGTTGATTTAGAGGTTGCGTAGGAACTCCATTACGAGCAAATGGATCAAAATTGTCCAATGCATTCATTGTAATGCGTTCATCTGGAGATATTTTTGCTTGAGACATAATATTTTATATTAAAGTTATACTAATTTATACTAAACTTGCTATATATCTATGTATATTTTATCCAAGAGCTTCATCCAGACCAAGATCAATAGCATCAGAAGCATTCATCTTGATTCGATCATTTATGCTTGATGGTTTATTGACAGATTGATTGGCTGCTGACTGCTTTGGCATCTTGCTTGATGATTTCAAAGAATTATTCTCGGCAGTCAACTTCTTGACTTGTTCCAAAAGCGCATTCTTTTGCGTTTGTTCAGTCCGCAGTTGATCGGAAAGCACATGACTGAATACTGCGGCGGCAGCAACATTTGTGCGATCTTTTGCCGTTGTAGGCCACAATGCGGACTCAAACTTTGTTGCGAGATCAGAAACCCTTGCATTGTGCGCTTGCACTTGCTGGATTTGCTCTGGAGTCGCATTTGCTGGGGCTTCTGCAAACCTTGCCCAAGGCAGGTCTTTTGTGATTTCATCAAGATCACGATCAATTTCTTGAATTGTCCTTTCATACCACTGACCTTTTTCTTGCTCGCGTTCTGCAAGAATTTGTTCTGCATTTTCAGCGGCATATTGAATTTCTTGCTCTTGCTTGTCACGAAGATCAGAAACATCAACGAGATTGCGCTTCAACTTTTCAGCATCAGTCAATGGCAGATTCTGGAATGCAGGATTGCGCCAGAATTCATCATTAATCTTGTCTGGCCCTCCAGCCTTCTCAATGCTTGCAATAACTTCTTCAGCGGCTCCATGCTTTTTAAGGATGGAATAGATATTATTTTTAGCATTCTCAATTGGTTGAGCGTATTTTGACTTGAACTCTGGATCGTTCTTGATATCGAATGTTTGACGGAACTTCTTTAGCTCTTCGTAGTCTTGCGGGATTTGTGCTGGGCCTTGCTCAAGCTCTTGGAGTTTTTGACGGAGTTGCTCTGCTTCTTCAGCTTGCTTTTTGTAGGTGCTTGCTGTTTCTTGTAGTTTACGCCAGTTGCTTTGGTTTTTTTCCGAAAGGTTGCGTGGCTGCTCGATAGCCGCAATTTCGGGATCGATGTCGATTTGCGGCTGGACTGGTTCGACTGGTGTATTGACTGGTTGAACATTGACCGGACTCTCGCCAGTTGTTTTTTCAATCGGCGTTTCCGTAGATACAGATGAATCTTCCAGTAGATTTTCTGCATTGTCTCCACTATCAGTAATATTAGGTTGTTCATTATTTTCTTCTTGCTGTCCATTGATTGCTGCATCAAGGAGGTTATCTATTGCTGAATCGGTAGAATCATCGATTTTATCCGAGTCAAGTGATGGGTTTCCGAATCCAGTAACATCGGATTCGACAATGTTGTCGTCTGTGTCTGTCATATTTATGTTTGGTTGGTTGGTTAGATAAAATATTTTATCTAAAATTTATTTTGTAGTAATTTTAAATTTTGAGAATCAATGTATAATTTCTCAATCTCCTCAATTGTCGAGTTATTTTTGATCCAATTTGCTCTCCATGAAATTACTCGGACATTTCCTTTTGTATATCCCAATTCTGGGAAAATTCTATCAAGTGATGGGCCGTTATTCTTGTGGCCATTTGTTGAAATTTGAATTCCCAATACAGGACAATAATTTGGTATAATTACATCTTCAAGTTCAATGTTTATTTGAATTCCAGACTGCCTTGCTCTTGATGTTGCTGCATAAAACATTGTTTTTGCAATATTTTTTCTTCTGTGTTTTTTAGCATATTCATTTATTTTATGCATATTTGCTCTGCGATATTGATCTTCGCATTTCTTGCAATTACGCGATTTCCCATCCCTTCTGAAATTGAAATCAGTTTTTAATTTCCAGCTTTTACATTTATTGCACCAATGAAAATCTTCGCTTGGTTGTGAAGGTCTTTGAGCCTTATGATGGCATTTATGACAGCTTTTAATTTTTTTAATATCGTGATTCCTTACTCTCCTTACAATTCCACAGACAGAACATTTGCAGAGATAATAAGATTTTCTGTTTTCTGTAAATTTTTCAGAAACAATTTCAGAATAATTCATTTTTTCTTTGCATACTTTCCTTGGCATCTCCACCGCTTACGACTTAAATTATTTGGAGAGTTAGGATCGTTTTGTTTAGATTTCGACAAACGCTTTTTGATTCCATAACTACGAGCGCAATAACCTGACGCTTTTTTCGTTCCGGGGCGAATACGATCTCCACCATCTGCCGCTTTTCCTGCTTGTCCGTATTTAACTGTGCGAGTCCTGCCAGTGGATTTGTTTGTAACAATCTTGGTAAAGCGTTTCTTGATTGCTGCCATATTATTTTTTAGAAGTTTTAGCAGACTGCTTCAGTGCTTTTGCTGTAGGTGCGCCTTTACTTCCGGGCTTCCTCATTTTCTCGCCACTGCCAGCGGCAATGCGCTCGCGTTTAGCATGAATGTTAGCCCACAAACCTTGTTGTTTACTTCTTGCCATAATTATTTTTCAAATTGTTTAGCAGATTTAATCTGTTCAGCAGTTGGTGACGGAACATAATCTCCAGTTGCAATTCTTGCAGTAATTGTTTGTTTTAGCAAGTCTGAATTATTTGCATATGCCCCAAGAGATTTTGCCCATTCTGTTTGTTCTGGAGTAATCTCAAATGTTGCTTTCCATTTATCTTCATCCATCTTGTGTCTAATTCTTTCATTTTGAATTAAACTCTGTTTTGCTTCTTGAGTTTTTAGATTGGGACTATAATCATTAACAACAACAACTCTTGGTTGCTTGGGATCACTATTATTGACTCCACCTCCCCATGCCATTCCAGCAACATTCGGATTTGCTTTGAAATAATCATCAAGACCTAAATCTTTAGCAGGAACAACTGGATATTTTTGAGATGAATGCCCACCCATAATTACATTGTTGTGAAGTTGCCATTAGAAGCATCATCTTCGTTGTTTTTGTCGGAAATAATACTATCTATTTCCTTCAAAACTTTCTCGAATCCTTCTTTGTATTTAGCTTGCAATGCAACTTCTTCAATAGTTTTTCCATCGCAAGTAGGTATGATGGATTGAAGATATGACCTAAACCTAAATCCGTTTTTCTGCAAGTAGTCTCTGAATTTAGCAGAGTCTTCGCTTGTCCAATTCATTATTTATTTGGTGTTTCTTGAGTAGCGGGAGCAGATACATCGCGTCCAAACAAATTCGGACTAATCAACGAAGATGCCTTTGAACGCAAGTCTCCGTAAATATCTTTCCCCATAGCAATGTAACTTGCAAGAGATTCATCGCCAGACCCACTCATTCCTTGTTTAGCAAGGCGAGAATATGTTTTTTCTGCCCTTGCAGGAACTGCTGGATTATATGAATCTTCTACTTGAGTAGGTTGTGGTGTTTGTGTGTTTGCGCCGCCCATAGTTTTGTTAGTTAAGTTTGTTTTTCAGAATTAGTCAAACCATTTTCTATTGCATCATACGATGATTGTGGTTTTGCTTGAACAAATTCTGGAATTGCTTGTTTTGCAGTATCCCACAATATTCTAAATGATTTTGGATGTGTTGGGAGTTCTCTTGATCTATATATTTCCCTTAATCCTCTTCGTGTATCTGGTGAAAAATTTTGAAATCTTTCATCATCTGGTATAGATTTTTGTTGTTCCATGAAATCATCAAGAGTTTCTGGAGTAAATCTTTTTCCATATAAATAAAACGCTTCTCTTTGAATTTTCCCAAGCTGGTTGGAAAGCTCGTCTGGCTTTGCCATATGCGTAGATGTTAATCCTATAAAATCTTGAGACTTAACATTTGTAGGATGATGTCCAACCTCATGTTCAACTGTCCCAATAAAGTCAGATATTGGATTTTGAAACTTTTCTTCAATGTCTTTTTTTGTAAAAACATTTTTATCAATAAATTTTTGGAATCCTTCTTGTTGTTCTGGATTTACAGATTGCGACATTTCAAGAAGTTTCCCAGCCGAAAACAATTGTTCGTTTGGATGTGAAATGTGCGCTAATTTATTTGTTGGATCATAATAAGAACGAGGATTTTTGCTTGAAGAAACAGGAATTTTTTCTCCTATTTTTTCATAATTCATCTCAACAACTGGAAACATTTCTTTAACTAAATACCTTTTCAAAGAAGCATCTTTTGCTGCTTCAATTTCAGATTTTAGCGTTTCTTCTCCTCCATAATATGGAGCAATTATTTCTTCCAAAGATATGTTTTGCTGACCAGTTGTAAGCAAATCTTTATATGGTTTCAACAATTGTGGATTTTCATGCAATGGAGCATCACCCAATGCTTGTGGAGTTTTCTTTTCTGTTGCCCAATTTCCTTTCGGAGTTTCCGCTGTATTTGCTCCACCCATAATCTTATCCTGCCGTTGGAGGTTTAGGAGGATTGGCTACATCGTTAACCATTCCAAATTGCGTTGGTATTTCTTCTGATGCCTTGCCAACTTCGCGGGATTGACCAAGTGCAACTCGACCAGTCCTTGCTCCGGGCATTGGCATTCCTCCTCCTGCTGCTGGCATCAAATCTTCTGGGAATGGAGTTCCATGTCCTGCGGTAAGATGCTCAAATGCTTGTTGTGCGGCAGACTTAAACTCGGAAAGTTGTTTTGCATCCATCCCTTTAGCTTCTGCTTGACCAATATGCCCCATGAAATGCTCCAATGCTTTGTTCAGCGGTTGAACCATCTCTGGAGGTAGAGAGCCTGCTGGTGCGCCTTCTATGAGCGGCATGAGCTTTTGTGCCATGACATTCAAATGGATCATGTCGTTATCGCGTGGAGATACGGGAACTTCTTGTCCTGCGATAATGCTTTGAAGTTCGATAATCTGTTGACGGGTTGCTTCAATAGCAAGCGATTCAACTTGATCTTTTGGAAGAATGACTGAATTCGCAATACTCTCACCAAGTTTCCGACTCCAATCCAACTTGAGCAATTCGTCTTGGTTAACATTAGGATTGCCGGTATAACGCTGAATCATCATGTCAAGAATCTGATCGTTCTGTGCCTGTGTATCTGGCAACAACTCTTCAGCAGGACTATATGCCATAAGAAGGATATCCGAAGGAGGAAGATTGCGTTCAAGCATATTCAAAACGCAAGAAATAGCATCCTCATCCAAATGATCTGGAACTTGGAATGGAACCATAAATGATGGCAACTCCATTACACTACGATCAAACGCTTCAACAACATCTGCCCTTGCCCAAACAGCATTAGGAACCATCTGGCGAGCAATATCCAATTTGGTCTTCAATTCCGCAGCAGCCCTAATATGCTCTGGATGGCAAATGCCTCGTTGCATACGCTCAACTGCCCTACTGAATTGCTTGGTAAAGCGCATCAAGATTCCTTCGCGGATTTGATTCTCAATAGCGGCAACCCTATTAATTTCAGAAGCAGTTACTTTTTGATCACGCATTCCCAATGCAGAACTTGGAAGAAATGTTCCAATCTGAATTTCAGCAAGACCAGAAACAAACCGATCCAGATTGATAAAATCTTGGATGTTTGCTGGCATATTCTGTGGAATCACTTCATATCCTTCCGCGATATAGGCAACAGGATGATGGACAGTTAACGGAATTGCTCCAGCCTTTGCATTTGGCCCTTTTTTGAGCAACAACATTCCGTTGAGATAAGAATTGTCCACAACAAGGTTTCGAGCCTTCTCAACAGCAATGTGCGTGTTATACAAATCGCGTCCTGCTCCACGGGAACTCATTAATGCGCCACTGCCAATCTCAACGCTAAACAATGCAATACACTCACTCATTTTGCTGTAACGATCAAGTTGTGTGCAAATCTCATCACCACTTTTATCGTCAAACAAAAACCTGCTAATTTTGCCGTGAGGTTCACGAACAAGCAATTCACCAAGCTCTACATACTTTGCATCGTTTTCGTATGATGCGCCATATGATCCTTCACGAATCCAGTCTTCGTATCGACGAGCATCGTCATCAGCGTCAAGTGTGCGTCCAACAGGGATAGCGTTGTTGATTGATTTAACAAGATTTTTAATATGCCATCCTGCCATTGCTGACATTTGCGGGTCTTCAAGAATTGGAAGCAATTCAGCAATTTGATACCTGCGCTTCCTTGCCCAGATCGGTGTAGCTTCAGTTTCTTGAGGAGTCTCAATAGAAAAGAAAGTATAATCTTGACGAAGAAACTCTGGTTTCCAGTCACGCAAGTCATCCCAAGCTAAAGCACAAAACCCAAATGTAGTATTTTCGTGAACAACTTGTGCTACGATATCATCGTGACCTCGCCATCCACGAATGCACTTGGTAATTTCCTCTCGAAAAATCTTGGTCTTGTTTTCAGCATCAACTCCCTCAACAGGAAACTTTGTGTATGTCAATGTTGGAGCTTGCTCAATAACCTGTTTAAATGGAGGCTGAATGCGACTAACCATTGTGGACAAGAATCCGGTAGGACGATTGCTCCTCCAGTTTTGTCCCATGCTCTCCAACTTCTTTGCGCTATATGGAGGCTCGTTGTTAAGTTTCTTCTGAATCAATTGATTCTTGCGATTCCTCTCAACATTCTGTTGTTTCAAACGACGATAAGCAGAATGTGCTTGCGCTGCATCTTTAAATGTGCGTCTAACCTCAAGCGTTTTTGGATCAACAGTATCTCCATTACTTGTGGGAGATGGATCAACAACATTAAGATTAAGTGTCCTCGGTTTAGTCTGATTATCTGCAATGCGAGGGGCCTTGTTAGCGTAAGTGTCGGTAACAAGTGCGGGAAGCGGTTTTAAAACATCTGCCATAATTATTTATTATTCAGCCAGCAAAAATCTGGCAAATCATTTGATACTGACAAATTGTCTTTGTCAAAAAAAATCGCACTACGATTATCGTGTCGAAGTGCTTTGCATCCACCTAAAACTGCTGAAGATTTTGTATCCCTTGCATTCCTAATGCTGGCGCAAATACGATCAGTTGATGCAATACAGGACGAACAACCTCCGCGCCAATTAGCATTATTGGGACACTGCCGACAAATCTTTGCTCGCTCCTCTGCAAGTTCATCACTAACTAAATTAATTCTTTCCTTGGAATGAAGAATATTTTTTGCCCAAGTGGAAATGTCATTCATCAAGTCAGTAGTATTTGTTGGAGTATTAATACTCGTTATAACAACCATATCTACCCCATGACAGAAGTGCGGCCAATTCCCACAAATATAATTTGTTACATCTCCTTCAACATCACCAACTGGCAAATGATTTTCAGCACGATAGTTTGTAACATTTTGTAGTAGGTTTTTATAACTACTACCAGTAATATTTACATCACTTTCAATATAGTGAAATCCATGCGGAGGAATTATTCCTTCAATTGGTTTAGGCATAATTATTCAGAAAAATCAATATATTCCATTTTTTCGATACCTTGCAAGGCTTTTGTTCGTTGCGGCAACTCTGGTTTGGCATCATTCATAGTCGCAATTGCGCCTCCTCGTTGTCTCAAAAGAAATACAAGCAAGGAAAGCGAATCTAATGCATCTGGAGAATGTTGTCGTGTGCGCTTACAATAATCTCCCTTACTCTCAACACGAACCAAACCTTGGCCTTTTTGCTTGTATCGTCTTCCAGTTGCTTGTCGGACTAACTCCTCGCTACGAAACCCCGGAGAGATTTTTAGATATTCAAACTCCAAATATTTTGCTAAACCAAAAAGCAATTCAGTTACAACCCCAGAATAAAGTTGTGATGCTGGCAATGAGTCATCACCCAAGATATGTGTATCCGTAGCGGCGGTTGAGTAGTTAACACCCAATACATCGCCAAATAATGTAGATAACGAATCATGTATGCCTGCTCCATTGCCTGTTCGATCAACGCATACCCAGTTTGGAGCAATACGCATTTGCTTGCAAAATCTGACAATGTTTGCTGACTGCTCCAGAGTTGCTGCCTTTGGGAAAGGAATCTGTGAGTCAAGTTGTAAGACAACTTTGGATTTCTTGTAATCAACAAACTTGCCGCTCATTGGCGTATATCCATCAGACAGCCCAAATCTGCCGTAAGAACAAATTACTTGGTCATTGCCCTCTAAAGCCAAATCGAACGCGCAGAGAGGCACTACAGGCCCAACAAAGCGGGTAACTCCCATAGCATTATCCATCATGCTCGGAGTAATAATTGCCATCGATACACCTTCTTGCGGGAACCATCCCCTTGCCATTGTAAAATACTCGGCAGTTCTTCCTTTGGATTCGTATGCTTGGTAGCCTTCATGCGTCTGAAGACCGGGGAACATTATCTTCTTCTGGATAACATTTTCGCATCTTGCCGCATCGAGCCGTAACACTTGCCATCCATCTCGACTTTTCCACTCAAAATCATCCTCGCAGTCAATTGTTCCCCATCCCGCTGTTGGCTCACAACGCTTTCCAAATTCGCTTGTTCTATCCTTCGGGTTGCTTGCCGCAAATATTTTGATTCGGCCTTTTGCGCCTTCTGTATCAGCAGCAGACAATATGTTTTGAAGACCTTCCCATACTCCAGCAGGAACTTCTTCGGCTTCGTCCAACACAACATGGGTTCTGCTCATCCTTCCCCATTTTGGGTGGGATTTCCCACTTCTCGGACTTGGGTGGAATCCACGCAATGTTCCCGTTCCGCTATCACCTCTTGGAACAGCTACCAAGTGAATTCCGTTTTTTGAGTCATTATTTGCCTGTATACTTTTTACAAGTGTTTCACTTCCTTCAAACTCTGGTCTAACTAATGCAGTTGTATAAAACTTTTTAATAGCCGCAAATACATTTCGTTGAGCGTGTTCAGCAGTAAGTGAAACAACCTTAATGCAAGTGTAGTGCGGGTCACGCATCCAATCCAACAAAAACCATGCCGCTGCACCAAATGTTTTTCCCATTGCGCCAGCACCTTGGATTAGCAACTTATCGTGATCAAACAAACATCTCCATGTATTTTGACTGGACATTGGTCGCCAATCATAGACCTGTGGCCCCCATAAAATAGTAGCGGCAGCTTCAAACTGATCTGCATCCAACAAACTCTGGACATAGTTTTGCACTATTTCTTTCGCTTTTGGTATATCCAATTCAATCTTTCCCTTCACAACTGAAGCATTGATAATAATATGCTTTGCCGCATACACAATTCCAACATCTTCGTCACGATCCGCTTCAGCACGGATTTCCTCTGCCAACTGAATTGTTTGATTGACAGATAAACTAATCACACCAGTTCTGGAATATTACGATCACGCTTAAATTGAAGCAATACTTGCCATACCTTCTCAAGTGTGTGGTCACATCCATCAATGCGTTTTTTAATTACCTTCCCATCTTCTTCATATTCTTCTACTTGAAACTCCCGAAACTCCCCGGTATCATATCGCAACTTGCTTCTAATCTCGTTTTCCAAGTCGCTAATAACAAGAATAGCATCAAGTCCCGCTAAAGCGTAGGCATGGTCATGTTGGTCTTCTGGTAGATTAAAAATAAGTTGAGCTTGCATTTTTATATATTATAATTGTGTTTTATTTTTTAAATTTCGTTTTTGTCTAATACATTGTAATACGCATTACCATAACATCCAGATTCCGCAAGTCGAAGCGTATATCCCGCCTTGCCAATCCATTTATTTAACTTTTCCCGTGTTAATTCAACAGGATGACCATTATGTGCAGGAATGTCAATCCACTCAAAGATGCGAAGTGTTTTTGCTGCGTTTAATGCGTTTTTAATAATTAACTCTGGATCATCAGTATGCTGAAGGCAGTTGTAAATCCATGCTTCGTCAAACCCTGTTTCAGCGACATCCTCACCTCTTCGCACCGCATAATATATTTTCTTTGCGTCATACCTCTGATATGTCCATTGGGGATATTCCAACGGATCAACAACCAATGAACGATTACCAAGGTTAATTGTCTTGAGCAGCATAGATGTAGGCCCACCCCCAATGTCAATGATCCTCGCTCCTGCGACATCAAACGAGTATCCAACCTGCTTCAATTTCATGTAGCGAGCGTAGACATAATGCTTCTGATCTTCGTCGAATGTATTGCAACAATCTCCCCAGTATTGCGATTCAAATGTGTAGTCACTCATATTTCTTTTTCAACTTCTTGATTTCACGCTTTAGCATCATATTATCATCCATCAACCTCAATCCTTGTTCAGTAAGTTTTTCTACCATATCCTGCGCCTCATCGCGCTCTATGCAAACGCCAAGGTAGGCATCTACCCGTTCGGAATCTGCGGCTAATAGCTGTTTAAGTTGATCTCGCTCGCGCTCAAGTTGGCGAGCAAAAATAACAGGAATGTAAACAGAACTTGATTCATCACCACAAGTAGTTATTGAATCTTTGATTTTTACTCCCGAATATTTTTCTACTTCATCTATTTCTGGTGTATCACTCATATTTTATTTAGCGTATATTTATTATATATTTGGTTTAGCGTATATTATATATATGGATAAAACCTTGTCAGTGCGTCAATTCCATTGCCTTTGGCATACCATCCTTCACCAGTGTATACATCAAGAATATCCTCGAAATACTTCTCATACATCGGGGCAACTTTTTCCAGTGTAAAATTCTCCCCAAACTTTCGGCAGTCATATGGATTAATGCAATCAATGCTTTTAATAGCATCCACGAAGTCACCCATAGTGCGGCATCGATAACCAGTAATGCCGTGTAGGTTATTCTCGGCAAATGAACCCCAGTCAGTAGTTATTGTCGGTGTGCCAGAAAGCAAATTTTCAATCTGAACACCACCAAATGGCTCGATATACATCGATGGAAGAAAACTTGCTCTGGCGTTAGCCATCAATTTTTTTCGCGTTTTTACATCAGCATAGCCAACATATTCCACATGGTCTGGCAACTTATAACCTTCTTCCTTTTGTCCCGCTATCACAAGCTTCACTCCTGCGCGTTCTGTGGCCTGTATAGCTACATCAACACCTTTACCAGAGTAAACCCTACCAAGATACAAAAAGTAATCCTGCTTTTCACTCACAAAGTCGAAATCTTCAGCATCAAAATAGTTGGGAATAACAACATCATACCAATCTTGTTTGCATGAACCAACAGCAGATAGTCCATAATACGCATGGTAGATTGCATAGGATTCAAATACCTTCCAACGCGCCCAGTGACCTCCTGCGTAGCCAATGCCCGGCTCAACGCATATCAAATCTGGGTGAGCATCACAAATTGGTCTTACTCCACTTCCCCAAAACGGCAGAATGAAATCATTCTTCTTCTTTCTTTTCCCTACCTCCTCAATTGCATTCTTAAAAAATGTCTGATAGGCATGATCTCCCATATCAAATTTAAAGAATGTTTTCCTCCAGTCATGCGTTCCATAGCTTTTCTTGAAATCGTCGTTTGTTAAAACTGATACATTCTCTGAACATATCAAGTCGCTATCTTCATGCCCGTAGTGGATGACCTCATGGCCTCTTTCGGTCATCATCTTCCCGAATTTCACTACCTTTTGCGTATACGCACAGGCATTAAATTCTTTGCTTGTTACTGTATGCGGAAGCCCGATGCAGTGGTATCTGTGTTTCATTTATTTATTCTCTCTTGTTAGTATGCTGTAAATTTCTTCTGGAGATGCGCCAGAGTAAAACAATTCTTTCGCTTCTTCAATCGATTTTTCCAATTGCTTTACTCTCTCTCGCAACTTCTCAAGTTTTTCTGCGTCTGTCATAGTCGAATCAATTCAATGCCGAAATCCTTCGCAAGTTGCAATGTGCTATCGTCGCGTTCGTAAACATACCGATAAACAACTTTCCCGATTCCGTATCCTGCAATCATCTTGAAACAATTGTTGCACGGGAGCGTTGTCGTTGCAATCAATCGGCATTCGTTCGGCTTCGCATACCTCAACGCATTTTGCTCGGCGTGGATTACATAGCTTCGCCTTTTCTCTCTGTTCGTCCAGTCTTCATCCATTCCAGACGGGAATCCATTGAATCCAATACCAGCAATCGTGTTGTCATGTCGCAACAATACTGCGCCAACCTGTAGCCATGGGTCTTTGCTCTTTAGCTTGGCAACTTCTGCCAGTTCAATGGCGTATTTTTCCCATGTCATAGTTCAAAGCTCATATGCCAGTTTAACTTCGCTTGGCAAATCATTATGAGGGAATCCTGCTCCCTCTTCCTGTTCCTTGTGGATTTTCTCTGTCTCAACTGCGGCCTTTAATTCTTCGCGTAGTGCGGCCAATGCTCCATCGTAGCTGGTGCAAATGATTTCAATGTCGTTGTGAATGTAGCCATGATGCCGGACTATATATTTAGCAGGTGCGCCGTAACTCCATGTCGTTTCAATCATCCAATGACAATCTCGGTTTTTGTGATGATCTCCTGATATTAGCTTGTGATATTCGCTCGCCAGTTGTTGGATTTGTTTTGTCTTCATTGTTCGTTGTTGTCTTGAAATGGGCTTGATTCCTCCAATCGACTCATTCCTTCATCAATCGCATGGTGAAATTGTTCTTCGCTGATGTCTCCTTGATGTAATACAAAAATTGCTGCTGATAGGACATGAAGGATTCGAGCGTATGCAAATGCGGATGCGATGGCTGTTTGCGTTGCTGGTTCATAGTCTCGATATTTTAAACCTCCCTCGTCGTTCAATTCATCGCTCCCATTGTTCTTTAGTATTTCATGTGTCCATCTTGCCATCATGTCGAGGTTATCAATTAGCTGGTTCGGATCCAGTCCATGACATTCCTGCTCATCTGGCTTCTCCTGCTCTTCATGTTCGTCGTTTATCATGTCTCGGAAAATTTCTAATGCCTTGGTGATTGTTTCCCGTTCACTCATTGGCATGATTCGCACTCTGGATCGTCAATCTTGCAAGTGCGTTCAATGATGATCTCCTCAAAATCATCTTCGGGGGCTGGTGATTTTACTTCGCTTTCGTGGTCTTTGTCCTGCTCTTGTGCTGGTGATTTGTCTACTCTGGCGATGGCTGCGGCGTTGGAAAATGCCATTGATTGATAACGAGTGGAAAGTTTCGCCATGTTTTCGCTTATCACTTCGTCCATGTCGCATCCAATAGAGTCGAGAAGCCCGGTAACATAGAAAAGGATATCCCCGCATTCTTCCCGCACATTGGCAATGTCCAGAGGTTTCCTGTAGATACAGGCTTTCTTGATGGCATCCAGTAGTTCACCTGCTTCGCCAGATGCGCCAACTGCCATATGCAATCTGTGGGCATCGTCGGGAGTGAGCTCTTCGGCGATTACGCTTCCTGCCTTGCATAATGCCCGGACAAATGTCCTGTAGTCTTTTGGATCGGTGGTTGGTTTCATTGGTTCCTGTGGATCCTGTGGTTGGTTGTCTTGGTTGTCTTGTGTCATGAAAATCTTATTGGATGCGCCATGTGTAATCTTATTAGATTTGTTATTCGCGATTGGCGTTTCGCCATTGGCGCAATTAGTCCCGATCTGGTGTAATGCTGTCGGAATATGGCAAATCGGTGCTATCGGGTATGCTATCGGGTGATATGTCTATAATGTGGGGCGTTGCGTCCTGTAATGCGTCTAATGTGGCAGGCGCATGAAGTGGCGCATTATTTCGATCTGGAACATTAAAGCTAATTTTGAAGTTTTGCTGTCCTGTTTGTTCAATCTCCACCTTGTCTCCGTATTTTTTGGGGGCCAGTTTGGAGGCTGTCCACTTCAACGCATCGATCCGCAATCTCCCGATTTGTGCGTCATGTGCGGAAAATGCTTCAGTCATTACCATGGACGCAAATGTGTCAGCCTGTCTTTGCCTCGCCCGTGCGTAGTTATCAGCAAACTCTGGATCATTGTCAATCCAGTCATATATTGTGCTGATTGTTGGCATATCATCCAGTTCGGCGACTGCCAGTAATGTCATGCCGGATTCGATCATCTGGCAAATGTCCTTCGCCTTCTCTTTTGAGTATGTGGATGGTCTACCAATTTTTTTGTCTGACATGATGAGATTGTTTTTGACAGGTTAGTTTTTGAGCTGTTTAAAATGAGCTGCGCAGAAGCTCCTCTTCATTCCACTTCGTTTCACATTCGGATGCTTTGCTCCGCGTAATTGGTCTTGAAAACTTGGCATGATAATTATTTCTTGAAGTTATTAACTTGGCACAGAAAATAATATTTTAAAACTTGGCATGGTTTATGATTTCTGAAGTTGGCATGATATTTGAATAATGCAAACAGGATTATCTCGTTTGCGATTAATGCTCGGTATTATCGGACATTTTAAAAATCGCGCAAATGTTTCGAGAAGTTTTTTTTCGTGAAAATGATTTTTGTCGATGCCCACAGATGTAGTGTTTAT